CCCTTGGATTTGCGAAGTTCAGCGACTTCTTTGGATCTGGTAACAAGTTTCGACACGGCCTCACGAACCGAACCGAGTTCATCAGCGAACGGCGCTCCAGACGCCTTAACTGAAACTGTGGACGTGGCAGGGTTGGAGCCACGCAAAACCGGGGACACTTCGACGAGATCGGTCGCAGTCACCCAGTAATCTTCACCCTCAATCTCGCGCCCCTTTTCGTAGTAACCGACAGACCACTCATCAAGGACGCCGTCGCGAATCAGCGCGAAAGTCTCCTTTGCCTTCTGGACATCCATCGAGAATTGGCACTTCACAAAAAGACCGCCAAACTCACGAATAGATTCAGGCAGGGAAGGATCACCAGCAGGAATCTCCCTAGCTTCAATGACCTTGCCCAGCAGTTCATTCCAGTTGTGGAAATAGGCAACCTTGGGCATCTTCCGGGAAATACTTTCGCCGTAGCAACCGTAGCGCATCCTTTCGCCGTGAGAGTCCTTCAGGTTGTAGACCGAGACGAACGCTTCAACCATCCCCTCATCGGAGGCAGATTTAAGCACGGTCAAACAATTCTTGCGAACGAGTTCGTTCATGCAAAGACTAAACACCTAGTCGCTGATAAAACTTTTTATAAAAAAGCCGCGATAGCACTTGTTTTACTATATCAACGGTGCTATAATAATAATGTAACCAGGAAACGGGTTCAAAGGAAAAACAAATGACAAACAAATTTCAAAATCAAGCAATGGCAGGAACAAAGATCGAACTGCAAGACGAAACAAGAATTGTTGACATGAAGCTCTTCAAAGGGACACTTAAAGAGTTCAACGAGCTTCCTTGGGAGAAACGAGAAGAGATTCTTGAAGCTGGATTTGGGAAATAATCCCCGTGACAAAAATCGAACTTGAAAATGCGCTGTGCATGGTGGAAAAATCCACCGTGCATGCGTCCTTGTTACCTCGCGGGGATAGGATGACTTGGTTTTACCGATTAGAAGGCGCCCCGGCTGAACTTTCAGGATGGAGTATGATTTCGCACTGTAGCAAGCGTGAAGCAATGAAGTCAGGCGAGAGCAAAAAAGCCTATTTTATTAAAGCCCTGAGCTATGCCATTTCGTTAAATGAGGACTCCACACAATGAACCACTTAGAGTTAGAAAAACAAATTTCGGAGCTAGAAAAGTCAGTGCCTGGCTCAGTAAAGCACTCCCACCCGAAGTACACGTTTTATAGTTCTACGCTGTCAGGCAATATCGCTGACATCGGGATTCAATTTAACGTGGCGCATCAAGACCCAGAGTCAGCCGAATTGCTTGCTTCACGGGCAAAAGTTTTGTACACCCGATACCTCAAGATAAAACTTGCACAAATCAAAAAGTGACAGCAGTAGAAGCAGCTAAAAAATGGGGCGTAAGCCCTTCCAGAGTTCGCGCATTATGTCTCCAGGGTCGAATTCCAGGCGCTAAACCTGAACCTTTTGGGCCTGGAACAGTGTGGATCATCCCTGATGATGCTGTTTACGAGCGCAAAACAGAGTGGAAAAGAGGTCGAAAAAAGAAAACCTAGTCGTCAAATGGATCAAAACCGAGTTTGCCGTCTGAGCGCACAATGCGGCACTGGCAGTTGTGCCTACAATCCGTGGAGCAATCGCCTGGAAAAGAAGGAAGCTCACCAGGGAGCCACGGATTCAGGGATTCGTACTCTATGCAGTCCTGGCACGATTCCAGCGCGGAGCGATCCCATTCAAATTCAACATCTAGCCCCTGCTCTTCAGTCCCAAGCACAAATGCCTCGTTGGCAGTCCCGCGAACCCGCGTACCATAAGCCCGCGCCCGTTCCTTGAGCAACCCATCAGCCCATTCTTCCCCGTCAAAATAGCGACCAGACACGAAATCATCGCGCCAATTCGCAATGAAAAAGGAATCAAAATCAGCAGCGACCCGCCCCGCTTGCTGATCGGCTGAGTTGAAGGCATCAGTCATCCCCGAACGTTTCCGGCCAATAAACCAAGCCTTAGAGTGAGCATCTTCGATCAAAAGGTACGCATCATCCGCGAACTGCTGAGGATCAATCGCGCCAGACTTCACTTGCTCAACAAGACCCATAAGATCGCCCTTTAATGCCCGGTAAATCTGGGTCAAGGTCTCCTCAACGTCAAAACCGCTGGGTAATGCCTTCAGCTTATGGTTGCGATAAGCGGCAGACTTCGGCCTATGCCCAAGCGTGGTGATTAACGCCACCTGGTCGGGAGGCAATCCACCGTCCATCCGAATCTCACACATCAGATCGCCCTTGCTTCTTTGCCAGACTTTCAGCGAACCGAGCCTTTGCAAGAGTCAGACTGGCCGCAGAACTCAAATCCTGGTAAAAACCGTCCACACTGGCAGGCTCAAAGTCGAGCGCAGTTCTTGCTTCGTTCAGCGTCACAATCCCGCCTTGATAAAGAAGCGCATAACGAGATTCTAGCTCCTTTCTGTCATCGTGTAACGATTCCACCGTTCTTCTATCAAAACCTAGATAAAGTGCTAGGTCGTCGGTAAAGATGCGAAGGAATTGATCGGTGAGCTGAGCCGCGATAATGTCGGTGATCGGAATGAGGAACTGGTTCCAAGCAAGCCGGATCATCTGGGTCAAATTGTTATATGTGCTTGTTTCCTGACCCGATGCGAGCTGCAACACCGCAGGAGGAACGCCAAACGCCGCACAGATTCGTTGCTCGGGGATATTGCGAACCTTTTCGAGGATCATGTCCTTTGGATTGGATCTGATCTCCTGAATCTTGAGCTTCGTGCTTGATACCAGCGTCTTGCCGCGGTTACTTCCAGTCGTTGCACTCTTCCAAGCCGCCGTAATTGCCTTGACCGCATCCTCGTCAAAGTTTGCGGACTCATCGTCGCTGGAAATGATGGAGCCAACGACGCCAAAGTTTGAAAGCACAGCGCGGAGATACTCGCTTGCCTCCTGGTCAGTCATCACCTCGCGGAGACAGGCCTTCAGCGGTGAGTACCCGCGTCTGGAATCTTCTGGGTCAATCCCGTAGCGCAGAATGATCAAATCCTGCTCGTCAAAGTACGTCGTCTCGCCGCTTGGTGCTACATACTGAACCTTGCCACCCTGGAACGTGCAGTAATAATGGTACAGGTACTGAAGGCCTACCACGCGGTTCCTAGCATCGCGCACAGGATAGAAGAACGCCGTACCTTCGGTGATCAAACTGATCCACATTCCGAACGCCGCATTCTTGGCAGATACCCCCTCTACCGGAGCGTTGAAAGCATCAAGCACCAGCGGCAGCTTGACAATCTCGTCCTGATCGGTCGCATCATCATCCTTCCGAAAAACCGCAAGTGGAGCCGCCGAACTCTGAACCCATGCCCAGTTAATCAGCGACATCACCACGGAATTAAGGTGCAATGGCTCCTTCTGCGGGTCTAGCGAGCGCAAAACAGGAACCTGAAGCATACCGACGCTAGAGCGTGGCGCAGTAGACAGGAAGAACTGCTTAACCCGCTGGGATAGATTCATATCTAGGCTAAACACCTACACCGCTACCGAAATGCGTTTCTTGGCTGCCAGGTAGTTGAACCCACCAGCGAGCGTATCAACCTGGTCATCATGGCGCCCACGCGGGAACGTCCGCAGCTCCTCAACGAATTCGGTATTCCAATGAGCTCGAGCAATGACGATATTCTCACCCGCGATCTGAGACGCGACAGGCTCAGCCCGAACCTCTTTGCTCCCCGTTTCCCGTTCGTCATAGACCGGAAAGCCAGCGAGCATCCGCTTCATCGCGCTGATCTGAGCATCACCAGCAGAGCCAGGATCGTTTGGAAAGACCTGCCTTACCACCCGTCCATCCCTACCCACGGTTTGCAGGATCACCTGGTCACGCTCAAAGACGTTCCAGCGACCACGCACCACATCGGTCACATAGAACCGACCATCTCGGCACGGCCCTTCGATCAAGAGGCCGACGGTATAGTCCCCCTCAGGTGAGCTTGCCAAGTCCCACCGCCGAACCTTTGGAAGATTGATTGGCACTTCGTCATGGTTGCAGTAGACCAGACTTCCGACCTTAAAGAGCGTTCCTTCTCGTGGGCTTGGGTTGCCTTGGTACATCGCCTCAAATGAATATGGGTTCTGGAGCTTGCGTTCCTCTAATTGCTCCAACGTCACACGGTCAGGACATAACGCCTCGCCAGGAGAACGGCCAAGAATATCGTTCTCAAGCGCGATAGCGGGAAGGTTGAGCAATGTCCATCTTTGGTTACCCGGAGCGTTCCGAATACGTCCGTGCAATCCGTCCTGGTGCCACTCCGTGCCGATCAGTACCTGGTGCGCCATGTTCCGAGCGATCCAAACGTCCGTGAACCACTCCCAAAGCGAGTCCCGGGCATTGAGGCTCTCAGCCTGGTCACGGTCTTTGATCGGGTCATCAAGTATCCCAATGTCTACCGGGAACGACGTGAACGCACCACCAACACCAGTAGCGCGAACCTTA